GTGAAGAGATGGAAGAGCAAGCCAAGCGTGTAAAAGATTACATGAACTACCAAATCACTCAAGAGATGCCAGAATACTTTCCTGATTTAGATCAGATGTTATTTCAATTACCATTAGTTGGTCACACTTTTAAAAAAGTATGGTGGGATGCAAATCTAGATAGACAATGTTCTCAGTTCGTAAAGGCTGAAGATTTTATAGTATCACCAGAAAGTAAAGACTTATATACATCGTCAAGATATAGCCATGTAATTCGTATGCCAAGAAACGACTACAACAAATATGTAAAAGCTGGATATTATCTTCCAAGCAAATACACTGGAAACGATACTGATCCATCAGGAGATATTGGTAGTGAGATAGAAGGCGTTGACCCTTATGGTGATGAATCTACTGATGAGGTTATGACATTAATAGAAATGCATACTTACTACACCTTTGATGGGATTGATGGTGGAGAAGATGACGATGACGATAATGTTATTGCATTACCTTATGTAATTACAATTGACTATGATGCAGACAAGGTAGTTAGCATTAGACGTAATTGGGATGAAGATGACGAAAAACAAAAGAGGCGTGATTGGTTTGTCTCTTATAAGTTTCTTCCAGGCACTGGTTTCTATGGATTTGGTTTATACCATATGATAGGTGGATTGGGCAAAGCAGCAACAGGATCATTAAGAGCATTATTAGATTCTGCAGCGTTTGCAAATATGCAAGGTGGTTTTAAATTAAAAGGCAGAGTGACTGGTGGTGAGTTACAAATCAATCCAGGTGAGTTTGCTGATCTAGATGCTACTGTTGATGACGTAAACAAAGCCATTATGCCATTACCATTTAAAGAGCCATCAGCTACCTTGTTCAATTTAATGAACGCCATTACCGATGCAGGAAGAAGATTTGCTTCAACTGCTGATTTAAATGTTGGTGATGTTAACCCCAATGCCCCAGTTGGGTCGACAGTTGCTCTGATTGAGCAAGGTAGCAAAGCTTTTAGTGCTATTCATAAAAGGCTACATTATTCACAAGGGCAAGAATTTAAATTACTAGCTAAACTAAATGCAGAATATTTACCAGAGTCATTTGAATTTGCACAATCTGGCATATCTACAACCATGTATGCAAAAGACTTTGATAATCGTATAGATGTAATACCAGTTAGTGATCCTAATATATTCAGTACATCACAAAGAATTGCACAAGCTCAAGCTGTTTTACAAATGGCACAATCAGCACCACAATTACATGATCAATACGAAGCGTATAAGAGAATGTATGAGGCGATTAGAATAAGCAATATAGATGAAGTTCTAATGAAACCTGAACTAGCTTCTAGAGTTGACCCAATAACAGAGAACATGAGTTTAATGTATGGCAAACCTATAAGGGCATTTCCAGAACAAGATCATGATAGCCATATAGCAGTTCATATGCAATTTATACAAGACCCATCATTAGCTGGTAATCCAGGTGCGATGGCAATGCAACCATTAATAATTGCACATATAGCAGAACACATAGCGTTGTTATATCGTCAGAGAATGGAAGCTGCGATAGGAATTGGATTGCCAAGTATGCCAGACATTCGTGATCCTAAGTTTAAGTTTGAGGATATAGAACCAGAACTAGATATGATGATAAGTCAAAGGGCTGCAGAAGTTGTGGCAAAAGCTCCACAGATGCAAGCTATTAAACCATTAACAGATATGGCTAAAGCACAAAGTCAACAACAACAAAATCCATTGCAGTATGCTCAACAACTAGCACAACTAGAAGCAGAAGCATTAAAGGCTAGAACTCAAGTGCAGATAGAAGCTGATAAAGCTAAAGCACAACAGAATATGCAAATCAAACAAGTAGAAGCACAACAAGATTTGCAAATAGACCAAGCCAAGTTAAATGCAGAGTTGCAAGCTAAAATGGCGAAGTTGGAACTAGAACTGCAAATGGAACGAGAGAAAAATCAAATTAAAATACAACAGGAGCTTATAAAAAATGCCAACAGTAATAACACCAACAGGTGAATATATAGATTCAGTAACTGGTAATCCAGTTAATCTTCCTCCACAAAGACCTGACATTCCACGAGGTATGGGAGTTGCTGGCAATGGAATGGGAATGGCTAGAGAAAACATACCAGCTAATATGGATATGGGTATGAATAGCATGATGCCAGAAGAAGGTGGAATGATGACTTATAATGTTGATGGTAGAGAAGTTCCTATGACTAGAATGGAATATGAGCAAGCTGTAGCAAGTGGTCAAATTACGCCAAATAATATGGGTCAAGGTGCAATCTCTGATGGCGAAATGGATGATGTAGTTAACGTTCAAAGGTTAGTTGATATGGGTCTAAGTCCTGCAGATGCAATGGAAGCAGTAGCAAGAGAGAAGATGTCAAATCCTCCAAAAGTTAATCCTTTAGCGTTTGGTGGAAATGCTGAATCTCCAAATCCAGGAATGGGTGCATTACCTACACCAAGAGGTGGTACAAATATGGGTATGCCAGAAAATGGTATGGTAGCTGATCTAATGAGAAGAGGTTATTCACCAGATATGATTTCAGCAATGACTAGTGGAAATATGCCACCAAGAGAAGATGATGCTATGAACTTAGAACGAACTGGACCACCAACTATAACTCCAACGAGGTAAATATGGCTTATGAAGTAGGAAATTTGGGAGGTGGGGTTGCACCTAGCTCCTCTCTTACAGATGCATTAGGTAAATCTCAAAGCTTTGATCCTGTTGATTTTGGTATAAGTACAGCTATAGGAAAAGGGCTAAGTGAGGTAAGCAATCCTATGGGAATGGCATATGGAGCATTAGGAACTTTAAGCAATATTGCTAATGATGTTGAAGCAGCAAAAGCATTGGGGGTAAATTATGGTGTTCAAGGTCTTGTCAATTCTGTAAATCCTTTTGGAATGAATATGACTCAATCATTACACAGCCAATTAGATGTTGATAAAAGTGGAAATTTAAGTCCAAGCGAAATTTCTAGTGGTTTTGGGTATAATTATGGTAATGTACATGACGTTGTATCAAGTATATCTCCATTTGGTCCAGGTATAAATGTAACAAATCCACAAACTCTTACACCTTATTCAAAACAAAATTGGGGTGGCACTAGTAGTGCTAATGCAGTTGGTTCAACTGGTGACTTAGGTGGTGCAAAAGGTGCTGGTTATTTTGGTAGTACAGGAAATGCTTTTGGATTTGGTAAAACAGAGGGTGTAGATACAAGTGACCCTAATAGTACAGGAGCATCAACAGGAGTAGGTGGCTCTGCAGCTGGAGTAGGTGGTATGTCAGGTGGAACAACTTCTTCATCAGCAACTGCAGGAACTACTGCAGGAACAAGCTATTCTTCTGATGAACAAGGTTCTGGTGGTGGTTCAAGTGGTGGAACATATATTTGTACTGCTCTTTATGAAATGGGTGATATGAAAAAATCTATATACAAATATGATCAGATATATGGAAAGAAAGTAGACCCAGCAACTTATCGTGGTTATGAGCTATGGGGAAAATATGTAGCTTCGAAATTAAGAAATAGAGGAATTGTTTATAAGGTCGCAAAACCTATAGCATTAACTTGGGCAAATCAAATGGCTTATGATTTATCTAAAGGTAAGATAGGCAAAAACAGTCTAGCAATTAAAATAACCAAAACGATTGGCGAAGGATGTTGTTATATTCTTGGTCAAATATTTAAGAGGAGAACCTTATGGCTGAAATCAACGTAGAGAATATGGAAGAAAATGCTAAGTTATTTGAAGAGAAGATGGGATTTACACATGATGCTGATGGCTTAGAATTATCAGACGATCAATTAGTAAACTTTCTTTTGCTATGTTATCAAGGTATGATATTGCCTGAAGAAGAAGAAGAGATGGAAGAAGAGCATATGGATGGTGACGTTAAGGTCAAAGTTATGAAAGTAGATAGTGGCGATATGAGAGGTGTCATGGATGAGATACTAGGTCATGGTTCGCCAAAGATAGGAATGTAGCTATGCCTTTTTCAAAATATTCACCTAAACAAAAGAAGTTAGCAGCTTTAGCTGGTGATCCAAAGAAGATTACTAAGGCTGATCTTAAAAAGCTAGGCAAAAAGAAAAAAACAAAGAAGGCTTAAATGGCAAATCCTATTGGCACAATAGTTAAAAGTGGTCTACGTTATATAGATGACTTAGGTGCTTTATCTAATTTAAAAAAAAATTATTATGAAAATGTGCCTATAGGATCAAAATTATCTACGTCAAATAAAATGGTAGATACAGAGTTTGGTAGATACAAAGTGCCTATGCTAGGAGTGCCTATTGAAGAAATGGGTGCTATTCATATGATTGATAAAGAATTAATTGCACCACCTGTAGTAAATTTTTTACAGCTATTTAAAGATAAAGCAAAATTAGTTAACTTACCAAGTGATAGATCATTAGGCACAAGTAGTTTATTAGAAGTCAACGAAATACCTTTGACTATACCTACTAATCAACAAGGTGGCTTTGAGTTTATGCTTAATAAAGACAATGTAGATGCGAATAGGATATGGGCATCAAATCCACAAGTTATGGAAACGATAAGAAAATATGCAGAGCAAGCTAGTGGACAAGTTAAAAACCCAAAGACAGGAGAAATACTAGAGCCAGGAGCAGATGTCTATGGAGTTTTTCAAAACATGGGTGGTGGCTCTAATGATTATTCTACTCAAGTATCAGACACTATACTTTCATTATTAGATGGATATAAAGTTCCAAAACAAGCTAAGAATATATTAGATGAAGAAATGGCTACTATGATTGTTGACTGGCCAGGCATAGATAGTCCAAAAATACGATCATATCTCAACAAACAAGCCATCTATAATGCAGATGGTAAGAAGTTACAAG